GAATTTGGATATACCATAAGAAAATCTCTTTCGAAAGGATAATGATCGTAGTCATCAATGACAACAATCGTTCCACAATGGTACACGTTTCTATACATCATAGAAAAGGCCATCGATCTTCCCGGCTCATCATGACCGTCAACAATCACCAAATCAAAGTTCTCTCGACTGGAGCGATAGTCATCAATTCTTCGAATATCATAAAAATGAAAATTCTCTCCGAAGATCTCTTTTGGATATTCTCGTAGAGGAACTATCTTGGCATCTGGGTGAGCAAACTTCGGATCAGCATCGAAAGAAAGAATATTACTATACGAACTCAAAAATCCTTCTTCCTTATTTGTATTCAAAAAATCAGCAAAGAACTGTGTGGACTTACCGGAACCAAATTCGAGAATATGAAAATTGTTTTCTCCGCTTCGATCAAAATGTGAATAATGATCACAGATAATATCCTGAACAGCCATCAAACAATCGGGAGCTAATTCCCAACCAGTGTAATTAAAATTTGGGTTCACTTTAAGCATCATTAAATATTCCTTTCATCATCATAGATTAATCTAAAACCTTCCGATATTTTTCTCTGAAGAAAGGAATCCATGTGCGGCATGTTTGTGGATGCCGTAGCCTTTCCGTCATCTCCAAACTGCCAACCATAAAGAGATCCCCACAGGTCTTTGTTATTTCTTGGATGTGGAGGAACAAAGGTTCCTAAGTCGGTATACTTTTGAATCATGTGAGAGAAATGAATATCTTCCCCAACTGTCATGACATGATCAATCGGAGGCAATTCTCTACAGAATACCGACAACAAATCCCGATGAAAGAACCAAGCGTGCCCGACAAAATCTACTGGTGTTGCTACCTCGTTCGGACCATCCCAACCATATCTCATGACATTATGATAACGTCCATTTGGCGGAATGATCACACCAATCGTACCCAAAAGACCTTCATGAGTCTTGTGAGTATCGAGACAATTTCGAAGCCACAGCGGGCCGGGAATTGTGTCGTCATCAAATACACAAATCCAATCCGTCTTTGCATTCAGAGCATAATAGAATCTAGCCCAGACACCGAGATTTCTGTTCGATACTGCCGTGGTTGTGTTAGGAAATCCGTGAATGGGAGCACAGTAATTTACTTCCGGCATTGTGTTCTGCCAGTACATTACCTGAACGTTGACATTGGACTGCTCCACGACAGCATGATACTGTTCGACCAATCTTTCAGGTCTTCTATAGCCGTTCAGTACACAAGTGACTTTTTGCATAATGTCTCAATATTCTCCAAAACATATTTCGGATAATTATCCGAATTGATCTCTTCCCGTTCAAATTCGATGCCATCTCTTCCAAAGAGATCCTGATTATTTAGAACTCGTTCGGCAATTCGGCCTTTATGATATTCATCATTATATTCCTGATGGGAAAAGGCTTCGACTTTCTCTTTCATGAGGTCACTATCCCCAAGATAGGAAAAGTGCCAGCCACCGTTTTTGATGATGTTTCCTCCTCTCTGGTCCCGATATTCTTGTGGAGTCTGAGAAAACGAACTCACGTCTACTGCCCGCGTTCCGAGCCACGGAAGATTTCTTATTCTGTTATTAATTGTATAGTAATAAATCTTCTGCTCAAAAATATTCAAGTCACCCGACTTCAGATTATGAAATTCATCTGGATTCGGAATTTCGTCCACGTCTGACATAAGAACAAAATCTCCGTCCCCATAATAGACCTGATCATAATTTCTCTGGGCGGCCTCTTCTTTCCAAGGATCGAACTCAAAGCAGTGGGCGCGATGATTTCTATATACCCAAATTTTGTGCTGCGGGTCCAGAAATTGTTTTCTATTTTCGGTGAAATAGAACGGCTTTGGTTTTCCAGAAAAAGTCACATCAGACTCTATTACAACGAACCGCTCAACATGATCATATAGAATTCCAAGACGCAATTCGAATACATCAAATTCCTTAAAGAATAGAACTCTATCTAGTAATTTCATTTTATTGTTTTCTGGACACCTTCACAATAATGTCATCATACCGACCTTTGATGTGCCTAAAGTCATAAATGGCGAGGTCAAAATTTGTTCTCAGAAACTCACTTGAGGAATAGACATTCGCCAATCTTTCGGCGTTTTCGATGGACTGAATATCCTCTATATACAGAGCAGCCCCGATATTTCTGGACAACAAATCCGAATAATGCCTAAGAACATACATCTGATGAAAGAATTCATGACTACCGTCTTCAAAAATATAATCGAATCCTCCATGATTGTCCTGAATATCCAAAAGCAGTTCCTTTGTATTGTTTCTAAGACTATAGGCATCATCGATGATGAAATCAAAGTGACATTTTTCGTTATGTTTGATGAAGGCGTCCAAAGTCCCATTAATATTGTCCTGAATGTCTATACTGACCAATCTAGCTGGATTAAGAAGAATCGTCCACAGCATAATTGACCCGCCAGTGTATGACCCAATTTCCAATATGTTTGGCCTATCAATTCTGCGGCGGTCCCCATCAAATAATTCATTACTATAAAACTCGTCGTAGGAATGTTCTGTGGCCTTGTCGGTCCCGCTCGGCTTATCAAAGCCGTTTATGTCCAATAACTGTAGATAATAATTTACTATGTTCATGTTTTGTAGATTATCATTTACTATGTTCATGTTTTGTAGATTATCATTTACTATGTTCATGTTTGTGAATAAACCCCATTTCATTTTCTCTCATATCAAAGTTCTTCTGGAATCCCAATAGTATCGACTTAAACTCGATTTCTGAACTTCCGATAAAATTAGTAAACCATCTTTCGGCACCATTGGAACCAAAATCGTTTTGGTTGATTAATTCAATATTTGAAAAACACGCCTTCACCATTCTTCCAGACATAATCAAATTTTCTATCATTGTATAGTTATCTGGCACATAATGCCGAGCAACCATATCAAAAAATCCTTCAGGTTCAATCATTCCGCAGAGATAATCAATCTCGGCCTCATTGCAAGGAAGAATATCATCATGCGAAAAAATGACCACATGATCCTCAATATTCGAAATTGTCTCACAAGCAAATCGAAGCGAGTCCAGCATACCATTCAGGGCACCAAGTTGCCAACCCTGATTGGGACCGAAGTTCCTAAAATGAACCCGTGGATATTCACAGGAGAAATCCTTCAGACCATTCGAGGAGACGAAGATGAACTCTGGATTCAACATCTTCACAATTGTCTCAATATTCTCCCGAAGAATCTGCTCTCTATCAAAAACATTTAGGCAATAGATCATTCAAAATCATAGCTCCTCTTCAGCCAGTCCAGATTTTCCCGATCTGGATGTAGCTGATAGAATCCATTTCCGGTATAACAATCATAGACCATTCGAAAATATTCCTCGTACATTGCACCAACCTTTTCCAAAGAGAAATTATTGATTGCCCAATTGCGACAATTGACGGGTTTAATATTCGAAATATTCTTTGCGGCCCAGAGAAAGTGATCCATTGTTCGGCAACGATATCCTGTGTAGCCATGAATATTCGACTCAGGCCAGACGCCCCAATCAGTTGTGATAATCGGACAGCCGGAAAATAGAGCCTCATGAGCGGCCCCACCAAAAGGTTCACAAAACATCGACGGTAAGAAAAAGCCCTTGGCCCGACTCATGAGCTTCTTTCTCTTCTCGGAATTCGCATAACCAACATGCTCAATCTGACCCGGAATAGGACGATAGACTGGTTCGTTATTATCTTCTCTTCGATGAATATCCTCAATGGACCCCTGACCAGCAAAGATCAGTTTCTCGCCCAATGCCTGACAGACCTGATAGGCAATATCGGCCCCTTTGCCTCTGTAGACTCGACCCAAGTACAGAAAGTAATCATCCTTTTCTTCGGAATATTCAAACTCGTTCGGGTCAAAATAATTTGGAATTACGGCATGATACCAGTCTTCCTTACCAGTCTCGGCCACCGAAATTGCTCCATTCACTGCGGCCCGAATTGCATGGGATTCAAAGATTCTCCAACGGGCAAACTGGCCTGTGGCATAACCAATTCCCGGCTCCACAACAATCATGTCCTTATGGGCAACACAGATTTTGTAGTGTCCCATTCCCCAAAAAGGAAGCAGAAAATCATTTGGCTGCTTTCTCTTTTCTATTTCTCGAATCGTGTTGGTATCAAAAGTTCTGTAGGCATGATCGTCCATATCAAATTTGAAGAAATTATTTCTCCAGTCATAATTGCCGTAGGCGATCTCAAGATCCTTATTGGTGATCACTGTCACATGCTCATCACATTCAAGTTGGGAATCCTCGTGTCCATAATGAATAATTGTGTGCCCCAAGTCCTTCATCATTTTACCAAACTTGAGAACCTTTTGAGTATAGGCGCAGGCAGTGTACTCAGAATTTGTTACTGTATGAGCCAGACCCAAAATATGAAAGCGATACTTGTTCTTGTGCATAATTTACTCCATCATACCACACAACGAGAAATTTGTCTATATTTTAATTGGCGACGAACACCACGTCTGAATTTACTAAAATTATTCCTTCATAGACCGAGTACACCAATGTTCCAGAAGAGAAACCAGTGGCCCCAAGATTCGTCGGAGAAATCTTCAGTTGGTAAACATATCGTCCCGGCTTAATGGAAAGACTGTCATTTGCCGAAATACTCAGCATGATCTTTCCTGATGTTAGAGCGGGAGCAACAATCTGGGCCGAAAGACTAAATCGGTCCACTCCAGAATGAAATGATTTCTGGGCCGCACAGAAGGCATAATAATTAGTTAAATCTGGAACAGTTCCGTCCTCATTTCGAATATCCAGAGTCTTCTGAAATGTGGTCCCCACGTTCACCACAAAGTTGGAATATACGTTCTGTCTAATCATCTTCCTCCTCGACAACGCCTATACTGGCGGACCATCCTCAATCGTTTCGATTACCTCGTATTCGTCATCCTTTTCCGCGTTGGCTGGATCAATTGTCAGAATCGACCCAAAGATTCTTTCCTCATTATCCAAATCAAGAAGATTGGTATAGGCAGTCTTAATGACATTCGAGCTTGAGATCGGAGGATATAACCAACCCTTCGCTAATAAAGTAATAGTCCAATTAATAATTCTCTCGTCTTCAACTATTCCCTCATAAATGTCTTCCTGAGAAATTGAAGTAAGAGCAACCGGAACGTCTCGAATGATATTTAGGCTAGGAATATCTTCCAATGTCACCGTATAAAATGGCCTAAAGTATGGAGCAATTTGTTCAATAATCTGGAGGCCGTCGTCCATGTTCTTGACCCAGAGATTCACGGTGTACTCAAAATCATACGGAATCGGCTTGAACTGAGTTGTGGCAATTCCACTGACTGTATTATTGTAGATAGTATTAATTACAGGCTGTGACTGCCGAGGGGAATCATAGGTCATTCCGGTAAGGGAAAAGGTAATTCTCGGCAAGGCAATTCGAACCTCAACGTCCTCTCGAATTCTCTGTTCCTTTTGCTGTTGAATCATGGTGATTGCCCGATCCCCGGAGGCATAGGACAGTGGAACAATAATCGTGGAATGAATCGAGGCATCTGGATTTAGGCGAACAATTCTCATATTCTTGAGAAGAGAACCAATTGCCGCAGTCAGTCTTCGAATGGATGAATGATAGTAATGATTATTTTCAAAGGCCATATATTATCCCAATTTTCCAAAAGGATTGGATTCGTCCCAATTCACAATATCCTCGGCAATTTCGGAAATTTCCTTATTCTTGGCAAATGGATCAACATAAGGAGTGGTCGCTCCAACGTCTCCGAATTTAGTGAAAAGATCGTCTGCCGCAGTTCCGGTACTAAAGGTCTCATGAGAATATTTGAATGTGTCACATACCAAAACGAAGAATGATCTGGACCCAAGAGGAAACAGAGGTTTCTTGTCGTCCACAAACTTAATTTCGAATAAATGCTTTGAGACAGGAAAATAAAGAAGGTCGCCCTCGGTTGGAAATTGAGTTCCGACGACCTGCATAAATCTTTCTCTGGACACAAATAGCCGAAGCTGTTCCTCTAACTGAAATCCAAACTTACCGATCATTTCACCTTGTCCAAGAAAGTCATCATAGTTCTCGATATACATTTCAATGGTATAGGTCTTTTCAAATTTCGATATATAGTCTTCTTTGAAAAGCTCATCGAGATTCACAATGGTTCTGGGTAAATAGACAAAATCCGCTCCACCAATCTGAATTGATTCGGTGGTGAGCATCTGAAGAAGATTTTGTTCGGAACGCGAACCGACTCCGGTTCCCAGATTGAAGTAATGATTTGTTGGCATGAGGATTATCCTACATAGACTCCAAGAGGCGGCTGAAGACTATTAATAAGCCGAGTCTCCAAGGCAGCAATTTCCTCCACGGCCTGCCCATAAATTGCCTCCCCATTAATGACAATTCCACCCGGCAAGGACAGAGAACCGAACTTCGAAACATTCTGGCCCCATTGTTTCTTAATGAGGGACGTGGTATATTCAATGAGCCATTCATCTTCCCAGACATTCGGAAATTCCTCTGGGTCCACTATTCTCTCAATCTCGAAAATCAGATAGGTGGCTCGGCTTCGAAGCCGGGGCATGTTCTCATTGAAGAATACTCGACTGGTCTTTTTATTGAAATTAAAGGACACCAGAGGAATCAACTCTCTGGACATCGTTTCAATATATTGTCGAATTGAACTAATATTCGAAAGATTGCCAGTCGTGATTCCAGAAGTATTATAGAACTCATTTATGAAAAACTGATACTCCATCGAGAACAAGGCTCCTCCGGTAGTATTGGCGGTATTGAGGACAGGGAGAACTCTCTTTACAGAATAGACATTATCATCCAAAGTCACATAGCCATCTGTCTCGATCTGAGAAGTCAGTTCTACAGAGAGGTACTCTTCAGTTCGAGCATCATAGTGATATTCTCGAAATTTTCTCAGAGCATCATCAATTCGATCCTCTACTTGCTGAGGGTCCACTTCAATATTGATTACAGGATGGCCTAGTTTTCTTAGACAGTATGATCCGAATTCTTCTCTGTTCATATAGAGAGTATTTATGTTTCTCTTCTTTTGGAATATTCCTGTTCTTTCTGTTTATTCATTCTTTTGGAATATTCCTGTTCTTTCTGTTTATTCATTCTTTTGGAATATTCCTGTTTTTTCAGTTTATTCTTTCCACTTTTAAGTATTGTACAATATTACTCTATATCTTATATATAAATAATACTCTCCAAAATGACATTTTTATTATAGCACAAAAAACGAAGTTTGTCAATATTTTAATTCACTTTTCGAATTAAAAGAAATAGGATTTTTCGTATTGATTCTTTTATTCTTTCGTGCTAGACTGGTTGTTGAATGAGCTACTACCTTGAAGAGAAATATCTGAACGAGATATCAACCAGTCTTCGGAATTTCAAGAAAAAGAAACCCGGTCTATGGAATTTTTCCTGTCCCTACTGTGGAGACTCCAAGAAGAAGAGAACCAAGGCTCGTGGATACGCAGTAAAGACCGAGTTGGGTTATCTCTTCTTCAAGTGTCATAACTGTGGTCGCTCTGCGCCTTTTTCTGAATTTCTGAAATTTGTGGACTTTTCTTCCTACTCTCGCTTCATGTTAGAGAAGATGGAAGATCGGGGGGCCGTTGCTGTCCATTATCCGCCGTCTTCTCCTCCGGTGTTTGCAACGGCCCCCTCTAAGAAGAAGCTGTCCATTCCTTCCATATCAGAATTGTCCGAAAAACACTTTGCCCGTCAGTGGTGTTCGGATAGAAGAATTCCAGAAAAGTTCTGGGACAGGCTGTTTTTTGCCGAGGACTTCAAGGATTTCGTTCTAAAGGATTTCGGACAGGACTATATTAATAGTCTGTACAACGGAGACATGAGGTTAGTGATTCCGTTTTATGATGAGTTCGAAAATATCTTCATGCTTCAGGGCCGAACTCTAGGAAATTCAAAGCTGAGATACATCTCATTAAAATTTGATAAGGCCCGAAAAAAAATTTTTGGGCTGGAAAGACTCAACCCAGACTCGATTGTGTATGTTGTTGAGGGGCCTATAG